GCTGCGCCCATGCACCCCTGGGCCGAGTACGCGCTGCCGGGTGAGGTGTGGCGGGCGCGGGCGACGAAGCTGATCCGCGCGGCGCACCAGGCGCTCTTGGCCTCACCCAGGGCGCTGGCCAAGCTGGAGCGTGAGCGGGGGCTTACCCGCGAGACGGTGGAGCGGTGGATGATCGGCATGGTGGAGCGCGACTACTACCGGCCGCGCAAGAGCTGGGGGCTGGGGCCCAAGACCGGCCGCAGCGGCAAGCCCGTGCAAAACGTGTTTGTGCCGCGCGGGCTGCTGCTGCCGGCGTTTGCCGGCGAGCCCAGCCAGGCGCTGGGCGAGGACCTGGTGACCAGGCTGCGGGTGCGCCGGCCGGCCACGGACATCGGCGATCGCGGCAGCAAGTACTACACCGTGGAGACGGACCTGGGGCCCGTCAAGGGCGGCAGCCGGCCGATCCTCATGGACGGGGACCGCGCCGCCATGGTGGTGGTGGAGAGCGACCTGGACGCCTACCTGATCAGCCAGCTGGCCGGCGACCTGGTGGGCGTGTGCAGTATGGGCACCACCGGCGCCCGGCCCACGCGCGAGATGCACGAGGCGCTGACCAATGCGCGCTGCATCCTGCAGGCCATGGACTTCGACGGCCGGCCCGGCGCCGTGGGTGCGGCCTGGTGGTTGGAGGTGTACGGCGAGAGCTGCGTGCGCTGGCCCGTGCCCTCGGCCAAGGACCCGGGCGAATACTGGCAGCAGGGCGGCGACGTCCGCGCGTGGCTGCTGGCCGGGCTGCCCGCCGGCGTGCGGCTGATCTGCGAGCGCCAGGCGCAGCTGCGCGGCCGGCTGGCCAGGGTGGCGTATACGGAGACGGCAAAGGCAACGGATACGGATACGGCTGCCTCCGGCGGGCAGGGGCCCGCATCGATGTTGGGCCCCCTGCACCCCACGCCGCTCGGCTGCGCCGAAGCGGCTACAGGGGTGGACGGTGTGTCTTGCGAGAGCCAGGTGCAGCCGGATACAGAGGGCGGTGCAGAGGACCTGGTGCTCAGGGGCGTGGGGCTGGATGGCTCGATCCTGTGGCCCGAGGACGTGGATCCGGACGCGTGCCTGCGGCTGCCCGTGACGCCCGAGGGGACGCAGCCCTATGCGCGCCTGGATGCGTTGCAGGCGCTGTGCCTGTTTGGCGACCACTGCCAGCGCGAGGCCGGATGGCGGGCGCGGGTGGTGCCGGCGGCCGAAGGGCGGCCGGCCTATGTGGTGTATCCGGACGGCGTGGATGGCTGGACCGAGCTGGAGTACGTGCTGCCCCGTATACGGCCGTACTGGGCATGGATCGAAACCGTGGTGAGGACAAACAATGGCCGCTAAGCAGGGACGCGAGACGACGATCAAGCGTGAGGCCGCGGGCTGGATCCTGGCCGCCGGCTACCAGGTGAGCCAGCGCACCGTGTACAACCACATGACCGCCGGCAAGCTGCGGCCGGGCCGGGGCGGCGTGTGGCGTGAGGCGGCCGTGCTGGAGTACGCCGCCAACACCTGGCCACGGAAAGAGACTGGCCAGACCAGGGCCGAGGAAAAGCAGGCCAGCGCCGCCGGCGCGCGCACCGAGGCGGACGCGGAGCTGAAGCGCCTACAGGCCAGGCGGCTGCGGTGATGGGGGCCGAACTGGGTACCCGGGCCCGGGCGTTCAAGCTGGGCCTGCAGAAGTTGGCCCACGACCACAGCGAGGATTTCGCGGCCATGTTCGGGGCGGACCCCGAGGTGGCGGCGGAGCTGTGCGCGCTGCTGGGGCTGGACGAGCACCAGGCCCAGACCATCGTGGATTTTGCCCTGGAGCGCAGCGGCCTGGTGACGCGCTTCTGGCTGGATCGGATCGACAGCCTGTTGGACACCTACGCCACGGGCGCGTGGTGGACCGACGAGATGCGGGAGGCCTGGGAGCGGTTGCAGGAGGCGGGATCATGATGACTGCCCCTCGCACTGGCCAGCGAGTGCGGCTGCACTATGCAGCCAGCTATGCGCACATGATGCCCTATCATGGCCGCCACGGCGTGGTGGTCGTATCTGGCCGTGGCAAGCCTCGCAATCATGCTGTCCGGCTGGATAACGGCGAGCTGGTCATTGTGCCGTGTGGAAATTTGTGCCGAGTTACTGGAGAGGGGGCGATCTAATGGGCGCTGCACAGCGCGATAATCCCCTGGTACTCTATCCCGCCGAGGTGGAGGCGCTGCGCCGGCCCGAGCGCATCCGGACCTACGACTGGATGCAGGCCAAAATGCGCGTGGCGGCCGGTCCCTTCCGCGGCCAGCTGTGGCGGCCGGAGCACACCCCGTATGCCGAGGGGATCATGGATGCCTGGGACGACCCCGCGGTGCGCAAGATTTTCCTGCTGGCCGTGCCGCAGACGGGCAAGACCACCATCGCCTACGGCTGTTTGCTGGCCAGCCAGGACCAGGATCCGCAACCCTGCGGCGTGGGCATGCCCGACGAAAAAACGCTGCGGCGGGTGCTGGACGAGAAGCTGGCGCCCATGGTCCGGGCCGTGGCCAGCCTGCGGGGGAGGCTGGACGGCAGGCACGCCACGGAAGGCACTGACATAAATTTTCGAGGCGGCAACACCATCTACGGCATGTGGAGCGGATCCGAGGCCTCGCAGTCCGCCACGTCCATGGCCCGGGTGGTGATCGACGAGGAGGACGCCTACACGGACCGCCACGCGGTGGGCAGCCAGGAGACGCGCGTGGGCGCGTACGAGGCCCTGGGCCTGAGCAAGATCCTGCGCTGCTCGCAGCCGCGCGGCATGAAGGGCGAGAGCTCCATCTGGCAGGCGGCCCAGACAGAAGCGCAGGTGTGGCGGCGCTGGCAGTCCCGCTGCCCGGCCTGCGGCGAGTACCAGCTGCTGGACGACAAGAGCCTGGTGGTGCTGCCATATGAGGACGGGAGCGTGGAAACCGACCCCAAGGTGGTGCTGGCCAAGCGGCTGGCCAGGTACAAGTGCTGCGGCTGCGGCTACCTGTGGAGCGACGAGGCGCGGCGGCTGGCTATCCGCGCCGGCCGCTGGCACGCGGATCGGCAGATGGAGGGCGAGCTGAGCATCGTGGCCTACCACCTCACGGCCCTGGATAGCCCCCTGAAGAGCCAGCAGCAGGTGCTCTACCGCTGGCTGACCAGCAAGGACGACCCCTACCGGCGCAGGAGATACGACAACGACATCCGCGGCGTGCCCAGCGAGGTGGTGGTCAGCGAGGTGAGCGAGGACCGGGTGCTGGCGCTGCGGGACCAGGCCGTGGCGCCGCGCACCGTGCCCGGCGGCGAGGGCCGTGAGGACATCTTTTTGACCTGCGGCATAGACATGCAGCGCAGGTCGTTCTGGTTTGCGGCGCGGTGCTGGACCATGGGGTTGGAGAGCTGGCTGGTGGACTACGGCGAGCTGGGGACCTGGGGCGACGTGGGCGCGCTGGTGCACGACACGGCGTTTCCGGTGCTGGTGGGCGGGGACGTACAGAGCTGGGTGCGCATCGTGCGGGCCGGCCTGGACACGGGCGGGACGCGCGAGGACGACGCCGAGGTGAGCCGCACCGAGGAGGCCTACGAGTGGCTGCGCTGGCAGGGGCGCGGCGTGGTGTGGGCCTGCAAGGGCGCGAGCCGGGTCATGGACGTGTTTGTGCGGCGCAGCGTGATCGACAAGCTGCCGAGCGGCAAGGCCATCCCGGGCGGGCTGCAGCTGATGATCATCAACGCGGACCGGGCCAAGGAAGCCATCCACTACCGCATGAGCGCCGAGTCCACCCAGCCCTGGCGGCTGCACCGCGAGACGGGCGAGGACTACGCCGCGCAGCTGCTGGCGGAGCGCAAGACGTGGGACAACCGCAAGCGGCGGTACGTGTGGAAGGGCAGCCGCAACAACCACCTGCTGGACTGCGAGGCAATCAACTGCGCGTGCGTGGCGCCGGAATGGCACCCGTCCCTGCAACTGCTGGTGCGCCAGCGGCGGCTGGCAGAACAGGAGGCGCAGCAGCACAAGCCGGTGGGCAAACCCAAACCCCAGACGAGGATCCGATGGTAGCAGAATCGACGGTGCTGCAGGGCATGAAAGAGATCTGCGCGTACGCCAGGCGCAGCGAGTCCACGCTCATCAAACTGCAGCGCACTCAGGGATTTCCCATGGCAAAAGTACAGGGGGTATGGGTTTCGGACAGGCTTGATATTGACGCCTGGTTTCGCGCCAAGATCGCCTCTCAGCGCGTTTTGTGATAAAAACGATAAAAACCTTGTCAACCGTAAAAATACCCTTTCTGTCCGCATACACCCCTCTTTGATCCGCATCTGTCCGCATCTGTCCGTTTCACCATTTTCCGGGGGTAGGCTCGCACCATCTTGAACGGAGGTGGTGCGAGTGGCGGATTTTGTCTCCTGGAGCGACCTGGCAGCGCAGATGCGCGGCGACCTGGCCAGCGGTAGCTGGCGGATAGCCAGCTACATGATCGAGGGCCAGCAGACCACCTACCGGACATTTGACGAGTTTCGGCGGGCGCTGGAGTACGCGGAGCTGCGGGCGGCCCAGGAGACGGGCGCGGCCGTGGGCCGGACCTACGCCAGGCAGGGAGGGCGCGGCTGATGCGCGCCCCGGTATCGAGAGCCAACCCACGCCACCTGGCCAGGCGCCAGAGCCTGCGGCGCCGGCAGTACGCGGCCGCGCAGGTGCACCGCCTCACCGGCGAGTGGCTGCCGGTCGGGACCGACATCAACACCATCATCACCAGCTCGTCCACCCTGGTGCGCAACCGGGTGCGGCAGCTGGTGCGCGACTTCCCCCCATTTTTCCGCGCCGCCAACAACCTGGTGGCCGCCGTGGTGGGCCGGGGCATACGCCTGCAGGCCAAGCCGCTGCGGCCCGACGGCAGCCTGGACCGGGCGCTGGCCCGGATCATCGAGGCGCGCTGGCAGGCATGGCAGCACCAGGCAGACGTGGCCGGCCGGCTGCACTTTGCCGAGCTGCAGCAGCTGGCCACGCGCCAGCGGTGCGAAAACGGCGAATGGCTTTTTGTCACCCGGCCGCCCAAGCGGCCAGGCCGGCATCCCTTTGCCCTGCAGGCCTTTGACGCCGAGGCCCTGACGGACCTGGGCGCGCGGCCGCAGGCCGGGGCCGAGATCCAGCAGGGCGTGGAATTTGATGCGGAGACCGGCGAGGCGCTGGCCTACCATTTCGCCCCGCCAACGGGGTTGCTGGGAAATGTGGGGAGCGCTGTGCGCGTGGACGCCGGCGCCGTGATCCACGGCTACCAGGTGCTGCGGCCCGGGCAGCTGCGGGGCATCAGCCCGTTCGCCGCGGCCGTGCTGCTGGCCCGCGACCTGGGCGAGTATCTGGGGGCGGAGGTGGACGCGGCCAAACTGGCCAGCAAATGGCTGGCGTTTGTCAGTACCGCCGACCCGGCCGGCTGGCAGGCGATGCGGACCACTACCGACTCGCAGACCGGCCAGCGCATCGAGACGCTGGAAAACGCCATCATCGAGTACCTGCGGCCGGGCGAGTCCATCAATTTTCAGAGCCACAGCAGGCCCAACGGCGCGTTTGAAGCCTTTAGCCGTTTTTTGCTGCGCCTGGTGGCCGTGGTGGTGGACGTGCCCTACGAGGTCCTCTCCGGCGACTACCAGGACACCAACTACACCACGCTGCGCGCCAGCCGCATGGACTGGCGGCAGCAGCTGGCCGTGCACCACCTGCTGATGGAGCTGGGGTTTTGCGCGCCAACCTACCGGCGCTGGCTGGACGCCGAGGTGCTGCACGGGCTCATCCGCATACCCGGCTACTGGCAACGGCGCGAGCTGGTGCAGAACGCCAGCTGGATACCGCCCGGGATGCCCGCCCTGGACCCCTTGAAAGAAAGCAAGGCCAACCGCGACGACATAACCAGCGGCCTGAAGAGCCCGCAGGAGATCATGCTCGCGCGCGGCGCAGACCCCGAGCAGGTGCTGGACGACCTGCAGGAGTGGCAGCGCATGTGCCAGGAGCGCGGCCTGGCCTTTGAGACGACATCCACGACATCCACGGCCCTGGCCAGCAACCCGGCCACGATCCTGGCCGAGGGCGAGGGCGGCCAGAAAAGCCTGAAAATCATCAAGTGAGGAGCTGAATATGCCCAATCCCGGAGACAAGCAAACCACCTGGCGCAGCCGCAAGCTGGACGTGCCCGCGCCGGCCGCGGGGGCAACCGCGCCGGCCAGCCTGGACGAGGCGGCGCGCAGCGTGGAGGTGGTGGCGGCCACCGAGGCGCCCGTGGACGTATACGACTGGGAGCACGGCCGCATCACCGAGGTGCTGCTGATGAGCGGCTGCCAGCTGCCCATGGGCCAGCGCATGCCGCTGCTGGACACCCACAGCCGGTACGCCACCCACAGCGTGATCGGCAGCTGCCGCGAGCTGCGCGTGGAGGGCGGGCAGCTGGTGGGCCGCGTGTTTTTCACC